CCCTGCTTCTCAAGCGTCGACTCTACGAACCATACATATTCTTTTCCGGTAAAATTATCATAAGCCACGATAACTCTCATGTGTCCTGTCGTCGGAGACCATTCACAATCTAAATACCAAGTCCTATGTTTATAGTTAGGTATAGGTTCATTACCATCGTTAATATAATCACAAAGAACCTTGTTAGTGTAGGGAATATTCGCCTCCCATGTCTGTCCCGCGTAAGAAACCTGCCTTACATCGTAATCAGTAGCGCAGTAAATCTTAGTAAGTTTCTCTCCATAGAGTCCAGTAAACCCTTCTTCTTTTCTAACTGCCTCGGCCACATAGGGGGCGTCTTCATCTCTTATGTAACAATGAGGCCAATATCCTGAGATAGTTTTCTCGTATCTTTTACCGTCTTTGTCTCTAGCCCTTATGAGAACATTTCTACCATTCGTCTTTTCTACAATCATTCTGTATCAAGCCTAAACATTCTTAGATTATTACAATGCTCGCATTCATATATTTCTGCATCATCTATATGTTCTACAAAAACCCACGAAAATGTAGCGCCACATCTATCACAATCAGGCCATCGTTGTGTGTATTTAACCATCTTACTCAACCTTCCTTGCGCCTCTACTACGGGTATCAATGTTGTGCCTTCTCAACCAGTTGTTAATACACATTGGACTTACCCCACATTCAATAGCGATAGTCTCCATATTTTTACCATGCTTGATATACTGAGCAAATAACCACTCGTAATCCCTATACAGAGGCTCTGAATCAGTAGGTATAACAGTAATTGTTATATCATATCCATCAATCTTTCTTTTGTTCTTTCCTATTTTTAAGTTTGTCATTTCTAAATCCATTTAATCACCCCAAGTTACTTGCTTGGAAAATAAAGTCGCCATCACCTAATGTGATTAGCATTCTCATACCCTGTCCTTCGGGCGTAAAATCTAAGAAATGTATATCTGCTGTACCTGTCAATTCCTTAAAGACATACTCCAACCCGCCTTGATAGTTAGCCTCAAACGCAGTCTGTATCAAAGTATCTACCTGCGTAATAGTTTTACCCTTAAGTTTCTTACCTACCTCCACACACAATCCTCTCTCATCGGAGGACACGGTATAGAGATTAAACTTCTGAGCATTCATACCATCACACCTAAACGCTTCGTAGAGAGTAGTGGTATCTATACCAGTCCAAGAAGCAAAGGGGTATCTAATAGAGCCGTCATTCATTCTGTAACTTACCTCAGTACCAAAAGAAATCTTAGTTGCTAGTAGTACTGACTTAGCCTCCCATTCAGACACGTTTGAAGATGTGTGGGGGAATGCTAATGCCTTGTCGGAAGATGTTAGAGTAGTCTGTTTGTTACCTGACCTAATGACAACCTTGTTCTCTCCAATATCTAGATTAATACCGTTACCATGATACTTCAACGCTCCTAAGAACGACTCTATATCTGATATAGCAAAATCACCAGTACCGGAAGAGGGTATAGATAGTAATGTTAAGGAAGAGAGACCGTCTTTAACTAAGGAACAGGCAGTAAGCCTTCCTCCGGCTGCTCTCATCATTAGAGAGTGAACCTGTGGGGTTACTTTTCCCGCAACATTCTGTCTTCGTTGCGAGAGTTGTAACAACCACACTAGTGAATTACAATCAACTGTAATCATACAATCACTCCATCATAAAGGGTAGACCGAACCATTCAACACTTCCGTCAGAAACCTTTAGGATGTCATGTTTAGTCCCTACTTTTTCTATGTTCTTACCCTTCATCTCTTCGATAGTAGCACGAACAACCCACTCACCATCTTTGAGTGTCCTGTCTCCTTCTACTCCCGCAGCAGGGTCAGGTTTCTTCATAAATCTTGATAGGAATATCTGTTGAGAAAACTTTCTCATAGTACCTTTCTCCCACTCAGGGCGGAAGCCTACGGTCATAAGAACTTTCTTACCTGTACCGTCATCCATAAACTGTGATACAGCCTTTAGATGGAAGGTAAAGTAAACCTTAGCGACTCCAAGACTATGTAATCTAGTTAGTACATTTCTATATAGACGGTTACGCTCTCTCCATTCTTTCTGATTGAAAGCCCCATCCTCAGTCTCTATTACACCACGACTTAACAATGATGCTCTCATAGCGTGTTCACACCATTTAAGGAACGTAGAACCACCATCAAAGATAACTCCACCAACAGATTCAGGGTCATTCTTAACTTTCTCAGCAAGAATGTTAACATACCACGAAGTCTTATCTAACAATGCTTTGTAATCTACGTTGTTGTCTGCATCAAATATAGAATCGTCTGTCTCATCATGTAATGGTAAAACTACTATGTTAGGACAGTTAGGGAATACATGGTCTACGGTAGACTTAGCAGAATTATCTATGTCAAAGATATAGATAGTCTTTCCCGCTTCAATCTCCGAGGTCAAACAAGACAAGGCAAGCCCTGTCTTTGCTGTATTCTCATGCCCTACAAAGGCAGCCCTATGAGTAATAACTTTAGTTGTGTTATTCTCAAATAGGTCTTTGTAATAACTCTCATCAAACCTATTTACAGGTTCGGCAGTCTGCTTTTTATTCGTAGGTGTACCTTGTGTTCCCCATGCGCTCATATACATACCTCCCTTCTATTAGGGTTATAAACTTTCAGTTAGTATCGCCGCATCTGTCATCAAAAGCAAAGCCGCCACACTAACCGCAGATTCTAAACTGTTTATTGTTACCTGTACTGGGTCTATTACTCCATCCTGATACGCTTCTCTAACTATATTAGTTTTACCACAAATATAATCACCCTTACCAAGTTCAGGAATTAAGTCTCCTTCGCTAGCGTGTCCACTATTATTTATTATAGTTCTAATAGGTGCAGACAAAGCACTTTGGTAAAGTGTTAGTATATGATTATCTACATCCGCTTCATAAGGTTGTATTAATTTAGAGTTAATATGTAAAGAAGAACCTCCTCCGGCTACTACACCACTCTGTATCGCCAAGCGACAAGCATTTACTGCATCATCCACTCTTTCTTTTCTTTCTAATTGTTCTACCTCAGATTTTCCACCAACATATATTTTACATATTCCGTTAGTCAATCTAGATATACGGTTTTGGTAATACTGTATCATCCAATCATTAGTTGCTTCTTCCCTAAAAGAAATAAGTTTCTCTATATGTTCATCCATACCTTCTATCACCGAAGAAGAAATAATAGTAGTGGTAGCAGAAGATTGGATAGTATCACAAGTACCTAAGTCCTTTACTTTTAACTTAGTTATACTTTCACCAAAAGATGTCTTGAACAAATGACTACCAGTAGTCAACGCAATATCTTCCAACCACGCTTGTTGTTCATCAGGCATACCCGACGGTTTAACCAACAAAGCACTTATCTTACCTTGTGCTATGTTCACTAAAAGATTCTGCAAGGCTTGATGATTAAAGTCAGTACAGAATATAGCGATAGGTTTATTTTCCTTTACCGCTATTTCTAGTGCGGGTATCAATGCATTGAAAGTTTCTATTCTCTCAGTAGTGACTACCACTAAAGGCTTCTCTAGAATACATCTAGACTTAGGGCTATTAGCCATTACTTTGTGAGTGTAGCCTGACAATACTTCTAAACCGTTAGTTTGTTCAGTATAGGTTTCAGAGTTAGGGCTTTTTTCTATGGTAATAGTACCATCACTACCTGTTTGTTCTAAAACACCCGCTATCATATCACCCAAAACTTCGTCGTTGTTAGCCGCTATTGTAGCGACATCAGCATGAGAGAAATCCAGTGTGGTGTCTTCTCCTAATAATACTATTGTCTGCTCTAAGTAATCTCCCAAAGCATCTCTAATTACTATCGGACTCACACCCTTTTCTATTAAGGTAAGAGAACCGTTACAAAGACTCTGTGCTATCAATGTAGCGGTAGTAGTACCATCACCGGACTTCTCCTGTGCTTCGCTAGCGACTTCTTTAAGTAAATCAATACCCATTTGAACATAGGGGTCAGGGTCATTTATTGCCCTAGCGACAGTAACACCATCGTTAAGAATGACAGGCATACCAACAGGGTTCTGTATTATTACGGTACTAGCATTAACTCCTAGTGTACCCTTGACCGCGTTAGCGACCTTGTTCACACCTTTTAGTAATTTGGCTTTCGCCTCCATACCCGTTAATATAGTCTCCATCACAAAAACTCCGGTTCTTCATCGTAATACTCTTCGCCACCTATATAATAAGGTTGCTCATCTCCATCGAAGGCAAGAATGTTAGAGTAATGCACACACACTCTTCCATCATCCAATCCCATTTCAATTTTGTCTCCGTTAAACAGTACGGTGTCTCCGCACCCTATTTCTAGGGGTACGAGAGAACCAATACTATCCACAACATATTCTTTTGCCGTAATAAGACCTGATGTACTAATACTTTCAGCCATCTTTAGGAGAACGTATTCACCTGATGCCTTCATGCTTCCCATCCATCGTTTTCGACAGCAGGCTCAACCATCTGAGGGATAATATCGAATGCATACCAGCCATTGACTGACATTCTATCTTCTCCTTCACGGCTTCTCCATGCTCCACCTAGTAATAACATTTTACTACCTACTGCAAAGTCAATTTCATCATCAACATATACATCTACTGTACCTGCCATTGAAGTCATGTCTGTGTCAGCACATACTAATATATATCCTCCCTTATCTCTAGGGTCTATGTGTATTACTTCTGTAATGACAGCGCAGTTTCTATCCCACCATCCGTCTTTACCATTGTATGTGTCGTAGTAAGTACCTAATTCTGATAATCCACCTAATAGATTTTCAGCACCGATAAGACCACCAATAATATCAGTAGGTGAGCCATCGAAGAGGTTAGATAAAGAAGTATCTACTGTTGGTATAGATACATCAGCATTCAAGTAACATCTATCGTTGTTACCGGCCTTCATAGGGATAGTCAATGGTACGAAAGATGGATATTGTCTATCTGCCGCAGCACCGTTACCACTTACCTTAAGTATTTTTAAGGAATCATTAGTACCTTGTTTACGACCATAGAATAATGATGTTCTTTCTCTCTCGTCTTGAGGTCTAGGTGCGCCATACTTAAAGTTAGCATCACCGCTAGGGAATGTAGGGTTGTTCTTATCCCACACCACATAGAAATGTGTAGTACCATCTAATCTCATAGTATGTGCCGGTAAAGCAGATACGTCAGATTCAACACCGATACCGAACATTTCAGCAGCAAGTCTAGTGTAACTACCATCGTTGTTATCTTCAAAGACCACAACCGCTCCACTATCAACTAATACTTGCCTTACATCTGTTGTAGCAGACATCAATTGATTCTTCATTTTATTGTAAAGTATCTTACCCCATTCTTTAGGTCTAGGTACAGAGATGAACATACCCTCGAATACATCCGAGCCTGTCCTTCGTAGTCTAGCAGATTCAGAAGATATTTGTCTGCCCGCTACTCTTAGAGCGAGTACGGCACAATCTTCATCAGAACGGCCTGCATTCTTCCATGCAGCACCTTGTTCCACTAGGACTGTATCAGCCCTTGTTTGCACCACTTCGGGTGCGACGTTTAGCGTTTTAGCAATATTATCTAGCATTTGGTTACTCATTTTCAATCCTCTGTTATTCTTTCCTTGTCACTAATACGGTTATAAAGAATGTGGTTGTAACAACATTCTCAAGAAATTACACTTGACAATATCACTATCAATACCGGCAATTAAATCCCTCTCGGCTGTTATAGCCGCATCTATGACTGTTAATTTACTACCGCTAGTAGCAGTAGACTCAACCGCATAATCAAATATGCTTCTGATTGTTTGTCTA